ACGAGGGATGGAATATGCTGAAATGTGGCGATTTATAAAGCAGTTGGAAAAACATATCGCCAAGGAAAGAGGACTTATTTAATTAGTGGAGGGGTAAATGTTTGAGAAAATCCCAGAAGAGATTAAGCGATTAAATCAATGGGTATGTATCAAAGCTGACAGTAAAGTACCCTTAAATCCTTATACGGGGTTTGCAGCATCCTCCACTAACTCAGCCACATGGTCGGATTTTGATACAGCTGTTAATCGCATAAGTCAAGGACATGCAGATAATATCGGGTTTGTGTTTAACAATAATAACATAGTCGGAATTGATATCGATATAGGATTTGACAATGACGGTTTCGTAAGTGAGATCGGGGCAGACATCATAGGTAAATGTCACAGCTATACCGAAAAATCAAGAAGTGGTAGAGGTTTCCACATCCTGGTAAAAGGTAAATTACCATTTAAGGGTAGAAATAACCTACAGGGTGTGGAGATATATAAGGATGCTAGATACTTTATAACAACAGGGAATGTATTTATATATTATGAGATTATAGATAATCAAGAGGCTATTGATTACATTGTAGATAAATATTTTAGTGGTTACAGAGAAGAAAGAAATAAGAGAAGAACGGATTTCAAACTATACACGCCAAGTTGGGAGAATGCATATAATGATGGGCGAATAAGATTGCGACCAACATATCCCGAGATTAAATGTGGTGGTAGAAATATGAGCCTAACTTCGGTAGCTGGAGCAATGCATACGATTGGGTATTCTAAGTTGCAGATTTATAAAGAACTGTTGTATGTGAATACAAATGCATGTATCCCACCACTAAGTGATGGTGAAATAAAATCAATATGTAATAGTATAGCGAGGTACAAAAGATGAAATTACGAATAGAAACATATGAAGGTTTACCATGCGAAACATCCACATTTGTTGTAAATAATGTATCAGCAGATGTTAAGGATTTTGGAGTTACGGATTATAAGAGTGATGGGGATTGCGGTTGTATCTATCATGTATTCAAGCCATTTAGACATCCACCTAAACCGGTTTTAAAGAAATATAAAATTACTTTGAAGGAGTTCTTAGAGATTGGAGATAAGCTTGAAGAGAAGTTAGATATACATGATTGCGGTTGGTGTAAATAATGGGTGAATTGTATAAAACACGATATGGTCGTGTGATTGTAGACGAGGACTTATCACATAAAATGTATCAGATTTATAATTCACATCCCGAAAGTACAGACGAAAGTAGCTCTGGGTATGAATGGTCGGAAATGGGTATGGCGAATCTTTTTGGGATGCTATACACCAAAGAGGCTAGATATTGCCCGGAACATAAAAGCTGGTACACCTATCACGAGGGAGCATGGCGAAAGGATGAGGGAGCAATTCTGATATCTGAGAAAATCAAGGACTTTGTAAGACTAATGATTATCTACTGTGGTGAGATTGTGGATGATGATATCCGTAAATCCTATACCAGCTTTGTTAATAAGATGGGTGATAGGAGGATGAGAGATAGGATTCTGAAGGATGCCACAGGTGAGTTACACATATCTGCTGTTGAGTTTGACTCAAATCCTTACTTGATAAACTGCCTTAACGGTACATACGACTTACGAGATTGTTCGTTCCGTGAGCATAGGTGGGATGATTTTATCACAATGCAAACGGCTTTCAATCACACTATGTCACGAGATATTAAGAGTGATAGGTGGGAGAAGTTTATAGCAGAGGTTACTGAAGGTGACAAAGATAAAGCAGACTTTTTGCAGAGAGCATTAGGGTACTCAATGTTAGGTATGAGCAATGAAGAATGTATGTTTATATTGCATGGTAAGACCACCAGGAATGGTAAGTCAACCATGCTAAACACGATTGAAACTCTCCTGGGTGATTACGCAAAGGTCGCCCCGGTAGGGATGATTTGTAGAGGTGATAGGCAAAAGGATGTTGAGGCGGCATCTCCTACACTTGCCGCACTAAAAGGCAAGCGATTTGTAACAATGTCTGAGAGTAATGAGTATGGTAAGTTGGATGAGGAAAAAATTAAACAGTTGACAGGTGGTGAGGAAATATCAGCTAGAGCCTTATATCAATCTGCTATTACCTACAAGCCACAGTTTACTCTTTGGCTATCGTGTAATGACCTACCGATGGTTACCGATAAGTCCTTATTCGCATCAGAGCGTATTAAGGTAGTATTTGATTCTAAAAAGGTTACAGATCATCACGCTATTATTCCGACAGTAAGCTCACTGAGTGAAGCTTTATCGGGCATTCCTGAGAGTGAAGCAAAGGTATATAGGCTTATTTCTAATAAGCTTCACGCAAGTGTAGGTTATCCATTAGTGGAAAGCACAACAAAGATTATAGCTGAATTTGACGGTTTTGAATTTACAAGTTCAGGTAAGGTAATTAAGGATGAAGGCTTTAGCAAATACCTTAAAGAATACAAGTCTAAGAAGAATGAGGACATAGAGCTTCCTAATGTAAGTGTTGATGATGTTTTAAGCATTGAAAATAAAGAGATTAAAGAAAAATTTACCCAACCTCCCAAGCACTTTACTGAAGATACGCTTCTAAAGTCTATGGAGATCGCAGGAAATGACGCACTTGAAAATGGTGTAGAAGTGGAAAGAAAAGGTCTTGGCACACCTGCAACAAGGGCAGGAATTATTGAAAATCTAATCTTTAAGGGCTTTGTAGAAAGGGATAAGAAAAATCTTGTAGCCACGCATAAAGGGATTAGCCTTGTAACAAAATTATCGGATATTGCTCAGGGAAAATCTTCAAAGGAAGAATTTTTAGAAGCGATTGAAAATGAGCTAAAAGAGGCTGTTCTGACATACGCAAAGTAAGAGGCAACTAATTTCAGAGTGGAAAAAATCCTCTAAAAATGCTATAATATAAGCAATTTATTTGTAATTGTTAGGAGAATTAAGATGGCAATAAAAAATCAAGATTATATAAAAAATTTAATCAGAGAGTTGATTTCTTTGCCAAGTGAAACAGAATGGGTTGAATTTAAGCATAATAACGATGAACCTCAGATGATAGGTGAGTATATTTCTGCTTTGGGCAATTCTGCAACTTTATGGGGAAGACCTAAAGCATATTTACTCTGGGGTATTGATGATAATACACATAAAATTGTAGGAACTACATTTGATTATAGGGAGAGTAAAAAAGGTTCGGAAGAACTTGAAGCATGGTTATCTCGAATGACAAATCCAAGAATAGACTTCAGATTTTATAAAACAGAAATTGAGGATAAAAATGTAGTATTACTCGAAATTCCATGTGCAGAAAAGCAGCCAATTAAGTTTTCAGGTGAAGAGTATATTAGAATTGGAACAAATAAGAAGAAGTTGAAAGAATATCCTGATAAAGAGAGATCTCTATGGGCAGCTTTTGATACAACTCCGTTTGAATTAAGAAATGCAAAAGATAATATTTCGTTTCATGAGGTGTTAGATGTACTGAATGTAGCGGGATATTATGAAAAGATGGGGTTTGCATTACCACAAAATAACAATAAAATATTGGATGATTTTACTAATGAAAAGTTTATAAAAAGAAATGATTCCGGAAGCTATGATATTACTAATTTAGGAGCATTACTTATTTCAAAAGATTTAAAGAATTTTGAGAGTTTAGCTCATAAATCTATAAGAGTAATTTGGTATAAAGAGAACAATAGACTTGACACGATACGGGAAAAAGTATTTAGTGAAGGTTATGCTATTTCATATGAGAAAATTGTAGATTATGTTTTGACTGTCATTCCACAGGAAGAGATAATTGAAGACTCTATAAGAAAAACTAAGTTGGGTTATCCGGAGATAGCAATTCGTGAGTTAATTGCCAATATCATGATTCATCAAGCTATTGAACAAAAAGGGACAAGTCCTATGGTTGAGTTATTCAAAGATAGGATAGAATTTTCAAATGCAGGTTCGCCATTGGTTTCGATAGACCGCATTGTTGATACAGTTCCGATTTCAAGAAATGAAAATCTTGCAGGATTTATGCACAAATGTGGGATTTGTGAAGAAAGAGGAAGTGGTTTTGATAAGATAGTATATGCGACAAGTAAGAATTCTATGCTTGCTCCTAAAATCGAAAATCAAAGTGATAAATTCACAAAAGTAACTCTCTATTTGAAAGCTCCTTTTGACTTGATTAGTAAAGAAGATAGAATAAGAACTTGTTATATGCAGGCTTGCTTTGTCTATGTCAATGGAGAGAGCATAACGAATAATTCGCTCAGAGAATTATTTGATATAAGTGATAAAGATAAATATAAAGCATCGAGGATAATTAAAGATACATTAGAAGCAAAACTTATTAAGCCAGTTGATGAAAATACAGCTCCGAGATATATGAAGTATATTCCTTTTTGGGCTTGATTTAAGTTGCAGTAAGTTGCAAAATCGTGATTTATGCAGTATGAATGGGAGATGAAACCTAGTAAAATAAGGATTTTTAGTAAGTCAAAACAGAAAAATTAAGTTGCAGTAAGT